AAGTTCTTCATCAGTCATTTGTTCTGTGTGTTCTTTGATGAATGATTTAAAGTCTTCAGCATTGTAGTCTTCCTTCTTAAGGATAGACTTAGCAATCTTATGAGCTTTAGTAATGGTAGACTTTTCAAGAGGAGGTTTGTCACCAGAAGTCTTCATTGCAGACTTAGTACCAATAGCATACGCCATTGACTTTTCCATCTCTGTAATTTCTGTCTCTTCTTTTTTGACTTCAGCTCTCTTAGCTGGAATCTTCATTACTTTGCCATTGGACAAAACAATCTCTTTGTAGTCGGCAGAAACTTCTTGATCGGCCTTCTCACCTTCTTGGATGAAATTAGCAAACATCTTTACAGCTTCGTAAACTTTATCGTCTTCACCTGGCTCGTGGCCATGGCGTTCTTTTTTACGGTCTGCTTTTTTAACATTAGTGGCTTGGAATACATCGTCACCGTTCTTGTTTGCATCGGTAGTCTTTACGATAGCATGCTTCTGAATAAAGGCCTTACCGTCCTTAGTATCAGGTGCATATACTTCAAGTATTTGTTTCAGAGTCTTCATCTGATGTAACCTCGGTTTCTTGTTGTTCTTCTTTAGGCTCTTTAGGAGCCAAATAACCCTTAGCTAACTCTGCTTTATAACCAGTAACGATATCAGTCACCTTTTGCTGCATTTGAGCATTAAATGAGTTAACAAACTCATTAGGTTTTTGATCTACTACAAAATTTATCATATCTACAGAATAGTCAGGCATATTAATCTCCAATTATTTATCAAGTTTGTTCACTGGGGGTTTGATCACTAGAACCGCCACCAAAAGGTGAGCCACCTTGAGGAGGTCCACCAGCTTGTTCTTCAGCTGGTTGGTATTGTTCCACTGACTGCTCTTCAGCAATCTGTTCATCCATCTCTGCAATATCCTCTTCAGTCTGCATGAGGATGTTTTCTCTTACCCATGTATGAGAATAGTACTTACCAATCGATGGTTGCATTTGCATTAACAAGTTAGCTCTACCCATAAGGATTGTATTGTTCTTTTGCTCTGCAAAGTAATTGTCTCTTGCGTACTGGAAAGTGATAGCTGTCGCAACTTCTTTCCACTCATCAGTAGTCATAATACCCTTGAGAACGCATTGCTTCTCCAAAGCTTTAATGAACAGCTGATTGAATCTTGTTCTTAGACGATCAACAAACTTAGAAAACTTGATCTCATCTCTTGAGATCTCACCATTGTTACCTAAGTTAAAATTATTCTCGTCGCTTAACCTAGTTTCAGGAACGATCAAAGATCTGTATAACTTCTTCTGGAAGTATTCTACGTCTTGCATCTCACCAAGGTTTTGACCTGCTGGCAATGTAGTGATCTCAGTTCCTCTGTTACCTTCTCTACGAGGCAACCAGTAATCTTCCAACATAGTCATAAACTTACGATCGTCTCTGATCTCACCAGTGGCTGAATCGTACACCAGCTTGTTCTTATGACGAACCATCATATCACGAAGATATTGCTCAGCCTTCATCTTTGGAAGGTTACCAACATCGATGTAAAAGATTCTACGTTCAGGAGCTCTTGAAATTCTATAGATCACAACAGCATCTTCCAAAGCTCTTAATTGATTAAGAGGCTTAATTGCTTTGTGCAAATATGAAAGGACAAGTGTTGAGTTTGTATCCATTAAACCTGATGTGCAATGGATGATTGAATCTTTAGCAATCTTTAAACCAGTAGCGCCAGCTGTTTGGGATAAAGAGTTGTTTAATGCTGCGAACCCTTTATCATTGTAGATAAAGTATTCGTTTTGCGTTTTTGTAATATCCGCTTTAGATGTCGGATCTTTTTTCTTTTTAACTTCTCTGACCTTACGCATTTTACGTGGGTCAATGTTTCTTAATTCTTTGATCCCTGCTCTGGGATCTGATTCATCAATAACAGCATGGAAGTAGATTCTACCGTCTACGTACCACAACTTGAATAAGTCATAGCTTTGTGTATTGAATTTGAGCAAATCTAAAATAGTATCAAACTCTTCAGTAATCATCTTCTTGATGTTAGCTGAAAGTTTAACCTCTCCTAGATCGATTTCAACGGGCTTAGTGCCTTTTTCAATTACAATTGCTTCATTAACAATATCATCAACAGCAGCATCTACTTCTGGATGCTGCAGCATGTCTCTATATTTGGTAACCAACTCTGCTTCGGTTCTTGCTGCACCTTCTAGGTCAACATATGTTCCATAAGCTCCACCAGATGCAACGACGAGAGCACCATCATCTTCTTGCTTTGGTGCAAACGTTTGTAAGTTTTCGTCTTCTTGTTTAGTTGTCTGACCCTTCTTACGGATCTCAAACCCAAATAGTTCTGCCATTTTTACTCCATAGTGGGAGAAGGGCCATACGGCCCCTCTACCTTATATATTAAGCGCCACCAGCGTTGCCGGTGATGCCTCCACTAACCTCCCACCAGTCGTACTGGAAGGTGACAGTGAATTCTTCAATCGCATCAGTTGTTTCCCATGACATCTCAATTGGAGAGATCTCAGTTGGGAAGATTCCATTAAATTTATAAGTTCTGATTGGTGCACCAGTCTTTGAGTACTGAGTCACTTCTGCAGTTGATTTATATAGTAGTGGGCTAGCTGCTCCAAAACCTCTCAAGTTGCCTTGAAGGGAATTGATCTCGTTAGACCATTGCTCCATTGCGTTTCTGATCAGGAAGTCTTCGTCATTAATAACGGTAACTGTCCAATCAGCAAACACACGATCGCCAGCCAATCTAACTTTACGGCCGAAGTACGGAACTTCGATAACACCTAAAGTAGAAGCAGGAATCTGTGCTGCTTTGACCATGAAAGGTACTTTCAGATCAGCAACAGAGTTAGCAGGGTTAGTAAACTGAACTTGGAAGAGAGAAGCTCTCGCTCCTCCAAGGGTTAACTGACTTCTGATTTCATTGACATTAAAAGCCATTTGTGTTCTCCTCTTTTATATTTATCGATTAAAATTGACCGACAACTTCAGAGAACTCAACGCCAGTTCTAACGGCTACGAAATTCAACTGGATGTAGTTAATAGACTTAGCTGGCTTGATGTAGATGTCTCCAACAAACTCGTTTCTATCAATAACTTCACCAGTGTTGTTTGTAGTGTCGCAAACGACCTTGAAATCATAAATGCCACGACGACCTTGCACATCGCGCAAGAACGGCTCAACTAAGTTACGGAATTGAGCTCTTGTGAAGTCATCGTTGAACTCAAACAGTGTGAACTTAGCAGCAGTTGCAATTGCTTTTTCCAAAACAATAAACAATCTACGTACGTTGATTCTATCGAAAGCACTTGGCTTAGACAACAGTGTCTTGTCACCGAACAAAATAGTACCTTGACCAGGGAATGTAACAACTGGGTTTACACCAGACTTGTACAATTGGTCGCGGTATGCTTTTGCAGGGTTGTAAGCAAGTTTGACAAGGTTCTTGATCTGACCGCGGTTGAAGCCAGCAGGTGAGAACCATGGATCTCTTTGGTCATCAGTGCGAACACACAGACCAGCAACATCACCGTTCAGAGGAATCCAACGATAGATGTCGTTATACTTGTCGTATTGATATTTGTAACCAGAATCCAAAACTGCGTAAGAAGTGCTTCTCATACTGTTACGGAATGTGATAACGGCATCTGACTCAGAACCGGCGTTGTTAACAACGTCAGCTTTTTCTGGAGAAGCAAACACTACGCAGTCCTTACGAACTTCGGCAATGTTGTCGATCAAGTAGTTAGCAAGTTGCTCACCATTTGTTCCACCATAAGACTTACCTGTCAGCACCAAAGAGATGTCTACGCTTTCAGCAGATCCAAACAAATCGTAACCAGCTAAAATTGTACCCAGACCAACTGTACCTTCAACGTCACCGTCTTTAGCACCTTGGAAGCTTAGTGTCAATGGCTTAGTGTTTGTTGATGTTGCTAGTGATGCTGCAGCTGCTGAAGTAGCACCTGTTCTATCTCCTGCCCACCAAACATATGATGAACCATCATTGATTACTGTTTTGTAGTAATTGGTAGATCCATCTTCGTTCTTAGCATCAGTGGATCTTGAAACTCTTTCAAACACTTCAAGAATGGTTCCTGGGACTCCGCTAAACAAACCATCTTCATCAGTTACAACAATGTGCAGCTCATCGCTTGCGCTTGTGTTACCGAAGTTCAATTGGTAGTTAGATTGGCCAGGTGCACCATCAACAGTGTTGTAGTGTTCCCAAAAACGAGTAATGGTGTTAGCAGTGAAAGCTGTAGACAACTGATACTTCGATTCTGTAGTAATATCTACAAAACGGTGCGTAGCATTAGACTGTGGAGAAGCGTCCAGAGTGCTGATCTTCATGTATTGTTCACCGATACTTGAATTACCAACTTTAATGAAGTCACCAACAGTAAGGGTTGCTAATACAGTGTTCGCTTGTGTGTTTGCTTCAGCCAACGTGCCAGTAGCAGAATTTGCCAAAGCAAAACGAATGATTGTGTTACCGACTTGTGTAGTCAACACACCAGCACCAACGTTAGCGTTACCGCCATTAATATTGGCTGTAGAAGTAAAAGCGTCTGCAGAATCACAAACGGAAATCTTCAAAGTGTCGCCAATTAAGCCTGGGCATTTGGCAACATATTTAATGTCGCTATCAAAAGTAATAGAATCATATGCATCGCTATTTTTTACAGTAGCAGCTTGCACTTCTGTATTTGTAACGGCGCCGGTATTAGCAACAGCAGACAAAACAACGCTAGTACCATCAGCGGTAGCTGTGGTGTTTGCTGCTCTAACTACGTATAACTTGTTACCATATGATAAGAAATTTGCGGCTGTAAAAAATGTTTCAGCATTATGATTGGTTGGTTTGCCAAATCTATTTACTAGATTTGACTCAGAGTCAACTAAGACTCTTTCACCTACTGGACCCCAACGGAACACGCCAGCAATGGCGCCTTCTGTAGAAGAAACAGCAGGGACAACCGTGGTTAGGTCAATTTCTGAAACATTTACGCCTGGACTAACTTGAAAAGGCATGTTCATCTCCCTCAAAAAGAATTTTTATTTATGCAAGAACGGTTAGAGGTATTTATAAATTGCGGTTTTCTAGCTTCTCATCCATTGATCAAAAGACACATGCTCCAACTCTACAACTTGGAAATCTTGCACCATATCCCTTTTGTCATCAATGATACCAAAAGGCAACATACTCTCTTCTAACATTTTTTGCTGCTCATTATATAGATTTAGCCGGATGTCCCCACTAGTTACCTCTTTGAAGTAATCTTGAGTACTCATCCAAGCAAACAATACATGGCACATCACCAAGTCATCGTTACCATCCTCAGCTTCATAAGATGAACCCTTCAAAGCAAATCTGGACAACTCATTGATTGTATTGTAATCTTCAATGATAAGTTTATTGTTCTCAATCAAAGTTTTAAGAACACTACAACCGATTCTCTTCACTTGCTTGGATGTCTTAACACCTATCGATTGGGTTCTTCCGTGACCACTGGAAATATACTGTCCTGCACCATCGCTAGAAGTGTAGATGATGTTGTCATATTCAAGCTCGTGATACAAGATGTCGGCAACTTGTTGGCCTACATCATTTGTCTCAACTAATACCAATGCTCTATTATAATGCTTTGCAGTTTGTTCAATAACTGTTGGATATATTAATGAGGATACTGTATTGTTCCTGAACGTGGCCACAGTCTTATAAGGGACTTCAGAAACATCGATTACCGCAAACGCACTATAATCCAGACCCTTGGCTCTTGACGTATCAGCAACTAATGTATAAAGTCTATCTTGGATAGGAGCAGAATAGATCTTTAAGCCCTCTTCAGAAGAATCAATTGGAGTCCTGAACACCATTCTTCTTAGTACATTAGGTGAGATCAATGTATTGGAAGATCCTAAGAACTCACATTCAAACTCCTGACGGAACTGTTCCTCAGAAGTATTCTTAATTGTTTCTGCTTTCCACTCATCATCTCTACCTGGAATTTGACTCCAGTGTACATCCACTCGCTTATAAGAGTTTCTATTCTCTTCACTATCCACCCACAACTTGTAGAACATATTAAGTCCGTTAGGTGTAGATGTAATTAATACCTTAGTAGTTTTACCAGATGAAATTGTAGGATAAACTGAAGCAAAGAAGTCTTCTTGGATGTTTGTTGGAACGAACGCAAACTCGTCTAAGTAAACTAAGTTAAAAGATCCACCACGAATTGCACTAGATGTTGTGGAGCTTGCTAGAACCTTGGATCCATTTTCTAATTCTAGGTTACCTTTGTTCCACTCAACAATACCTTGCTGCATCCACCTAGGCAAATGTTCATATGCTAACTGGATACGAGACAAGATCTCACGTGCCTGTCTTTCTTTGTTAGCAAGAATAGCAACGTTATAATTTTCGTTGAATAGGATTTGCCATAGGATCAATGATGCAACTGTTGTTGTCTTACCCACCTGACGCGGCATCTTAGCAACAACAAAGCGTTCTTGAACTGCAGTGAGAACCATATCCTCTTGGAACTCCCACATCTTAAATGGGATCAAGCCTTGGTCGACGTTAATAATCTTAACGTAACATTTAATAAAATGGATTGGGTCTTTAGCGCACTTAATATACTCTCTGACTTGCTCAGGAGTATAATCAATCTTTACATCAGACTTCTTAAGGTTCTTATTACCAAGATAGCCTTCACTCACTTATTGTCCTTTAACAACTTTAGCAGATCAGCAGTCGATCCAAGATATAGATTGTTGTTTACAGTTTGTGGACCACCATTATCTACCTTTTCAAGATCTTTTCTCTTCTTGGCAAGTTCAAGTAAGTCTTTATTAGCGTCTGCAACCGCTTTAACCAGCGTTGCAACAACTTCATAGCTTCTAGGATGCTGACTCATACCAGCAACGTCGAGAATGCCACTGAGGGCTTCCTGACCCTTTTCAATGACGGCAATCATATTGCCTCTTGCATATTCATAATCATCTACAATGTTATCTTGAGCAGCTTTCTTATTATCTTCGATTGGTTGAAGATCTAAGCTGTTCGCAATAACATCAAGATTTTGTGATGATGTATCCATAATTACTGTTTGCATTTATTTGATCCGAACTCACTGATAACGAAGCATTTGAGGTTGGCGAACCATTAGCCAACATTCCAGGTGTGATAGTAATACTTTCAACAACATCAAGATTCCCAACCGCATCGTCTATATTAGTGTATGTAGATGTATCGTAGAAGTTAACGTTTGCAAGTTTGATTAGTTGTCCACCGCTTGATCCACTTGCAGGTCTTGTAGGACCAAAAATGTAACCCTTCATCGTAAAACTTAAAGTCCAAACAATTGATCTTCTTGCTTCGAAGTCACCCTCATAACTGTCTTCTGACGAAACAGCATTTAATACAATAGGAACATCAAGTTTAATACCTAACTCTGGAATTAAGTCTACTGTAGAGTTCCAGTTAGGTGTAAAGAAAGGAAGAATCTGCTCTAAGATTCTAGTGCCATCATCTGCATTCTTTACAGCAATAGAAAGAATAAAGTTTAAGTCATAAGGTACAGGTGTATACTGATACTTAGCAGAATTAGTATCATTGGGATTGGCTGCTACAATCTTTCCAATAGTATTGAGTTTTCTTGTTGGTCCGTAATTGAGATCTGTTAACTCAAAACTCATTCTTGGTAAAACTATGGCTGGCCTATTTAAGTTTGGATCAGCATCCAACCTAGCAAGCATCTTTTCTTTTGGACCATAAGAGATAGGAACTTTAATAGTTTGAGTAACACTACCGCCCGTATCCACTCTATTGATATGAATATCGTTAAACAGAGTACCAAAAAGTATTACATACCTTCTAATAGTGTTATGATAAAATGTATGACCTAGCATTAGTACCTACCTCCTTCACTGAAAGGATCGGCTTCAGAGAAGTCTAAGAAGTCATCGGACTCTGTTTGAACATCAAAGTTATCTGAAAGTACATCTTGTACTTCTAAATTAAATTCTTCACTCACTAATGAATATCCGTCTTCCATTTTGATTTCCAAACCACTCTCTGTGAGAATGGCAAAAGCATTCATTGCATCAGAATACTTGTTTTCTAAATCATCTATTGCATCAAAACCAGTATTCATTCTCTCGTTGCTGTATTCAAACAACTCACACTTCAAATCATACATTTGCAAAGAACCCATCTGATAAAAGACAGGTTCTTGCTCAACAAACTTAATTTGGAATACTTTATTATTGAGAGGAAGGAAAATCAAATCACCTTCTTGAGGTCTTGTATATCCATAGTTATAGTACTGAACTTCGTTTTCAAATGTTCTTCTAGCAATAGTTAATGTAATTTGATCTCGAATCTCAACATTGAACTTAGATAGGAAGTCACCTTCACCTGCAAAACCTTCTACATTCTTAACATACATCTCAACCATGTAAGATTTATTGTACTCAGAAAGAGAGTCTTCGCCGTAGATTTTATCTTTGTTAACTAGAGTTCTAGGAATATACCAACAATCAAGACCATAAATCTTGATTGATTCTATTACCAAATCATCAATAAGCAACTGCTCTTGAGATGATTGAAAGTTATTGAAAAAGAAGTTGGTGGACAATTACATCACCCAATCATGTCTGCAACAGGCAATGAGTAGCTGCTGATCATTTCTTGTTCTAGCTTCTCGATAGCTTTTTCAGCATCATCTAAAATCTTTTCGCCGTTGAATTGAACACCCCCAGGAAGAACCATGCCTGTAAACTTTGTTAAGTTGGATCCCCACTGATACTTAATCTTCTGTGTGGTGTATTCTTGCAACCAACGATCACCCCAAGCATTAGTATATGTGTCGGGGTCGATCACTTCGTATGCTTCAATCATTAAGAACTGACCAACATCAATCTTGGTCCAATCCATATCTACATGAAGCTTGTTGGTATGTCTGTTGTATCTAATAGGTTGCTGACCAACTAATAGTTCTGTAATAGTTCCTAGGTGCTGCATAGCCATATAATAAGGCAGCAGGGAAACAGTAGTCAGTTGATACAAATCGTTAAGGGCAATCTGGTAGCGAATGTTAAACATATCGCTAGCTCTGAGAGATGGATCACCAATTTGGAATATACGAATTGCTCCGATAATGTTTTCGGGCAATGTAATATATTTGTCGATCTTTGTTTGATCAGTAATTAAGTGCTTATAATAAGTCTTCTCAGTTCCATCAAAGTGGTAATCCCAGTAATATCTAATACACTCATCAATTCTGTCGTCTACTTGATCATCATCGACGTTAATTTCAATTACTGGTTTACCAAGTTTGCGTAGGCAATATTCTTTGAAGGTTGCTCTGCTTGTAGGTACAGCCATAAAAATCTCCTTATACTCAAGGTATTTAGGAGATTTTTATTTGTTAGATATTCTTAGTATGTGGCAGGCGTTCACCGCCTTCTTTGTTAGCTACAAGCCAAGCAGTGGTAACACACACATTCAAATTCTTCAACCACTCATTGGGAAACCATGTTTCTCTTCTAAATTCTTGGAACTTGATGTCCTTGTTTCTAATGAAGTTAGCCAAGTATGAATTAGTGTAATATAAGAAACTATTTTCATTCCAGTAACTAACGTGAGTCGGATCTTGGAATGCACCACGGCCGTCTGTACTAGGTACTTCAATGAAAGCCCATCCACCATGAGCAAGAACGCGGTGGATCTCGCTCATTGTTTTAGTCTTATCTCTAAGATGTTCAATAACGTGGCTAGCATTAATTACACCAACACTATTATCGGGCAGAGGAATACCATCGTTAAGATCACAAGTGATATCTGCACCTTCTTGGTCAATCGTCAGATAGCCAGGACGAGGGTTCAAGCCACCACCAATATCAATCATCTTCAGACCTTTGTCTTTAGCATCTTTCTCAGCCAAAGCTTGAGCATACTGAGCAAACAATTGAATAGTCTTTTGTTGGATAGCTGCATTACGCTCTAACCATGTATTGTCACCAGTGATTCGGTAGATGTACAACACTTCAGGAATATGGTGCATCTTTGTAGCCAAGTATGTACGGATACACAACTCGTGGTCATCACAAATAGAAAGCTCAGGATTGTGGCCACCAATCTCCACATAAACATCTTTACGCCAAGCTCTTACGTGGTCAGGTGCATACCAAATGTAACCCAAGCTGTGGCTTGATGGCTCAAAGCTGTTCATTGCAAACAGTAACTTATCTTTCCACTTAAACATTCTATGTTTCCAGCCATATGCCTCGTTGTATGGAATGAACTTGTCTTCCATGTGATTAACGGCATTGTCACTGTAGCAGAATCCAACAGACTCATCTTGGAACGCTTTGTTTAACTTCTCCAAACAAACATCCACTAACTCATCATCATGGTCTACTTCAACGAGGATGTCACCTGTTCCAGCATGGAAAGCTTTGTTCTTTAAGTAACCAATGTTGGGATTATCTTCACCTTCAATAATGTTAACCTTCCCATCGTTTAGAATATCTAAAGGCAGGTCAGTTTTATTAAAACCATTATTTAAATATAAAATCCATTCCCAGTTATCATATGTTTGCTTTTTAATGCTATCATATAGCTCAAGCAAGAAAGGAATGTTCTTAACACTGTGTTCAGGTGTAATTAAACTAAATTTGTAATTATGCATGGTCAAAAAAGAATAGGTGAGTTAATCGGCAGTTATCATCATTGTTTCCGAAGTACATCGACGCTGAATGAATACATCTAGCATCCATGATGCAAAGTCTATTATAAAGGTTACCAATGTTATCGATCAACTCAAATTGCGAGGAATCATAAAAGCCTCTTGGAAAGCTCTCATCGATTCTAGGATCTTCTAATCGCCTTGCACCAGTAATCTTTGATCTGTACAAGGACGTTCCACTACCTGGAGGAGGATCAGGGGTCAAATAAATCATCGCAGCCCATTGCTGTGTGTCATAATGATAAACAAGAGGATCTTGAGCTGTTAGGAATTGAAACCTACCACACATTCCGTGTTCGTTGAGAGGTTTGAGTTTCATATTCATAATCTGTTCAAAGGACTCTTGGATACCAGGAAAGTTATATTGCTCTTTTGACCTCTTTCCCTTATACCACTGCGAGCTTCCTTCATAATCAACACCCATTGCAAACGCTCTTACATCGTCTGGGTTTGAGTAGAAATTATCTACTACAAATAGTCTCTTATCCATCACATGCTCACTTTCAAATTAAATTGTGGATTGCTAACATCTGGGTTTGTCTTCTTTGCATTAGCTTGGGCAATCTGATGAAGCTCATGCACATATGTTCCAGTGTCCGGGTAGCATTGTGATTCAATAATAAACGACAGAGCTGGGAAAGGATTCTTTCTACTTGGGTTGGTCATCTTATTAGTAACCAAGAACATTTTGTCATAATCCCGAAGATCATTATAGATTTCAGCAATGTTTGTCAAATGCTCATTTCGCATTGAGCAGAAGCCTTCCGCTAACTCAAGATACTTGAGCGCGTTTTGATGATCACCAAGGTAACGATAAGAGTTACCAACCATCATCATTGCGTAGTAACCCATCTCATCCATTCTATCTGCTCTACCAGTAGCAGCAAAGTTATGAGTTACATCTAAGAATTCCAAACAATAGAAAATACATCTACGAGCTAACTCATTGTTGTGATTCTGTTTCAAAGGCAGATTAACGGCTTTAAATGCATCGTAATAGCTCTTACCAATGTACCAGAAGTGGTACAAGTCAGTTAACATTGTACCTTCTTTAATCATCTTCTCTTCAAGCTTCAAAGCATCGGAGACATACTTGGTTGGTGATGACCAGCTTTCACCATCATCAAAACCAACTTGCCTATAGGACATTGGGAGGTTAAACTTCCTAAAGTTCTCACCCATACCCTCAATATCCAACACAATGGTCTCGTGAGCTGTATCGTGATTGAATCTCCAAGGAAGCTTAGCATTCCAAATCCAAGCTCTTTGATAGATCGTGCTACCAGACTTAGCTGGAACGTGGAAGCTGTGAAGGTTCTTATCATCAAAGACACTCCAGTCAAAGTCATCATCAACTTCCAATACTTCATCACAATCCATCTTAAGGATCCAGTCACAACCGTGATCTGTATTGCGAACCTTCTGAAGCAAGTGGTCTCTATTCCAACCAAAACCAATCCAACCCTCTTCTACATTGTACACATAACCAGGAATGTTCTTATCTTTGAAGAACTCAGCAACTACTTCAGGTGTACCATCAGTCGATCCATTGTCTTGGATCACATAGTAATCAATGTACTTGTAGCAAGATTCAAGCATACGACCAATTGTCTTAGCCTCATTCTTAAACATTGTCATCATTACAAACTTAGCTTTTTTATTGCTTATCATAGGTCTATTCTCAATTCTCACAGGGTTGTCGTCATTAATAATATATTCATGTGGTGAATACGTTCTCATCGTATACTTACAGAAGTCATTTGTATTGTAGAAGTTAAAACGTTTTGGGTGACCAGTGCCAACCCAAAGTTCACTTCTCCATCTTGTCCAGCCGTTAAGTGGATCGTACAAATAGTTAGGATCAAGCTTGCTTACATAAGAAGCATTAGCCCACCAGTAATTGCCAGCGTAATGTCCAGTATCTTGCCAAGTTGTTTCACCAGTAGCTTGATTAACTAAACCAGACTCGTGGATCCACTCAGTACCTGAGCAATCATAGTTCTTAAGGTACTCTAAGTTTCTTTGCCACTCATGAATAATAAAATATTCAAGGTAGTGTCTCCAAGCATCGACATTATAACGATGGATAGATCCTTCTTGAGTAGCTCCTTTAGTGTGAAAGTACATTACTCTATAGTCTGGGTTCTCTCTGCTGAAATCCCACATCGCTCTTAAGGTATCTGCTTCAAGTATTGTATTTTCGTTATACTTGATTCTCATCTTTGGTAAAGTAGATGGGAGTTCATCGGATCCGTTTATACCGACGTGCACAAAATCACAAGCATTATACAGACCACTCACACACAAGGAGTTAATCTGCTCTTGATAAAGTCTCTTCCACTCCCCAAACTGTCCTACATGATAGAACACAGCAATTTTATTATCAGGAATCTCTTCACGCTTTTTAATAACTAAAACAATATCATCAAACCTACCTTTGACACCTCTAAGATCAACAATCTCTGCTTCGATGTGTCTTAGCTTAGGAACCATCTCATAGAGTTCTTGAGCATATTCAATACTTGCAATATCCTCAATGATCAAACAACCTTCCGTCTTCAAAAGACCTAGGTACAAATCAATACACTGTCCTTGACTCTTTAATGTATGAGGACCATCATCAATAATAACATCAAATCCATTAGGATGTAGATTCTTTACATCCCTCATTGTGTATTGATCGTAAGCGTCTCTAATTAAATAGTTAATTCTAAGAGGATCAAGTTTTTGTTTGATATGGTCATGCATCTTGTCCTCGTTATCGACAAGGCACAATTTAAAGTTGGGTAGAAGTTCATGCCAAAGGAGAGATGACCCTCCATACTGAACACCAATCTCTAAAAGAGCTCCAGCCTTTGTTACATACTTTGATAAAGCATTACCGTAAACATCAACATAAGAATGGTTTGTGTTTTTATCAGTACCACCCGGCTTATCATGTCCGTTAATGTCTAACTTATCAAGAAGCTCAATAATCTTATCAGAACAACTCATTACAGCTTTGATCTTTCTTGAATAAATTTTAAAACGCTTGGATCATTCTGTTGAGCCTCTGAAGCTGCGTACAAAGCTCTTTGTCTTGTATCAACATCTTCTGGTGGATCCGTCAAATAATACATTGCAATACTTCTCCTGTACACATTGTCAGGACAAGTTAGAGGATCATTGAAACCGTGCCAAGAATTCTGGGTTGTATCAAAAAGAACAGCTCTGTTAAATTTGTATTCAATCGTTTTAATTTTATCAAGAGGTATGTTATTTGCAGGATCATGTGACCACAAATCTAAACCACCACCCCACTCAGGATTCCAGTCAGGTGTTAGGTAAATGATAATGTTTAATTTTCTTTGGAGCTTTAGCTTTGGATGGATTGAGTAATCTTTGTGGATGTTAAGCTTTCCACCACGGCCGTGAATGTGCCATCCCGCACCATGAAGACCTATATCAGGATACAGTTTTTCAATACCCGTGATCTGTCTTAACCTATCAATAAATTCTTCCGAATTAAGATAGGCCATGTACTTGTAAGTCTCAGATGGGAAGAAGTACCATTTGTTTGAAGTCTTTTTATGCTCAAGTGGATTATTATAACAATACCACTTGGGATCATTGTAATCCATGAACTCAGAAGACAGTTTATTAGCTAGATCATCTTCTAGGAAATCATCAATGATGATATGGTCAAAAGGATTGTTATTCATTAAATATTCCATAATATAATTTACTTATCATACCACCATCAAACAAAAAGGTCAACTTGTTGACCTAGATTAACTTAAGGCTTATTTTTATTTAGATCGTCGAATTTACGGTTTAATTCTTTAATAGCTTCAACTAATAACGGAATTAACTTCTCATAGTGAATGGTCAAATATTTCTCATCAATGGGTGCTGGAATAACCACTTCTGGTAAAATTTTCTGCACCTCTTGTGCAGACAAGCCAACCTCTCTACATGAACTATAACCCATTGACTTTGCTAGTTCGTTGGCTTCGTAGTAAAAACCATTGAGAGATGATAACTTAGCTAGAGCGTCTTCAATTAAACCTAACTTTGTTTTCAGTCTATCATCCGAGTAACCAGCAGTGATGATACCAGTTGCTCTAATCTCTCCAGCCGTGCCTGACGCTGAGGTGTTAACGCCTAATGAATTAACTTGAGCATTTGAACCAGTTGAGAATCCACCTGTGGCACCCTGAGCACCTTGAGCACCTGTGCTACCATTTGAACCAGCAGCACCTTGAGCACCGGTAGATCCAGTAGCTCCTGTAGCACCCTGAACACCCTGAATACCAGATGAAGGACCAACCCAATAACCAGTACTATTGATAACTGTTGTAGCTCCAACAACAACATTACCGTAGTTTGTAATCGTGCTTGTATTTGATCCAAATGTGATGGGTCCAGAATACTGAGCTACTTTTACCAACCCAGAAGCAAGAACTTCAATACTTGGTATACCTGATACGTCATTGACTGAGTATATCGTTCCTGTCAAGTCGTTTGTAACAGAGAACAACTGGCCAGCAGAACCTTCCAATGACAATGTACCATTGGAAGTGGGGTACATCCTTACTGTAATGTCAGTATTAGTAGTCGTATTAGCACCAGAGAATACAATCTTAGGATCATCCGTAGAAGATCCTGTCCCGGGTGTGATTACAATGTTCTTATATGTATTAGCCATATCTCTATTTATTAGATTCCAAAACGACCTCTAAGAGTGTTGAAGTTTTGTCTCACCTCATCAGCAGTTAGTGCCTTATTGAATACTCTAGTAACTGGCATTGATCCGTAAAAGTACCTTGCCTCTGCAGCATTACCTCTGCCAATGTAACCTATCTTCAAACCACTTCCGGAAGCATCGAACGTATTAGTAGATACTGTACCCCCATCATTAACACCGTTGAGATAAAATTGAATACTTGTTCCTGAATTACTGGTTACCATTACGGCTTGGTACCATACTCCGGGTTGAATAGTTGTGCCTCCGTAATACCAACCACCGAGGATTCTATCCCACACAGCTAACTTGCTTTGATATACACTCCAAAACCAACTGTGGTATGTGTATTCACTTGCACCGATGAAGTTGTATAAGTTACCAGATACAACAGCATCCAGCTTGAACCAATTCTCA